GGGTATGTGGGGGTGGAAATATGAGATTTTGAGTTTGGGGTGGAAAACACGGGGGTGGAATATAAGAATTTGAGTTTTGGGTCAGAAATGAAGGGGGTGGAAAGGGTACCTAACCCCCAGGGGGTCTTTAATAGGCGGCCCTCACCCACCCTTCTCGCAGGGTACCTTGTATCCGAGCGGTGGCGAATGCGAACGAAACTAAACATAACTAAACATAACTAACGGTTAGTTGACGATTTAGTTTAGTTTAGTTTAGTTGCGCCTGGCGATTAGTTGCCGTTAGTTGTTAGTTTAGTTTAGTTTTGTTTAGTTGTCACAGCCTGTTAGTCGCCAGGCTAACTAATGCGTTTAGTTTTGTTTAGTTGTCGATGGCCTTAGTGTCTCTGGCTTGCAGCAACATAGCGCGCAATGAGGCGCGTTGATCGCCATCTAACGCACGACTATCTATCGTCAAGTTGTTGTTAGTCACATTAACGGTTGACGCAAGCGCTTCGATTCGCTCGCCATACACACGAGGCGCAAGCTTGCCAGCGACTCTGGCGCGCGTGTCGATCTGAAGTCTAGCTCTAGCAATTGCTGCGTTGTTTGGCGTGCCATCTTCTAGCAGATCAGCGCTGGAATCATCAGCAATGTCAATCATTTGATCGAATAGTGTGTGCGCAGCGCTTTCACGTGCACGCATGTAAATCTCACGAAAGAACGGCTCTTCTGCAATCATTCTATAAATCGTTCCTTGCGCTGGCATTTCCGGCCTTGCGCATATACGCGCCAATGAGACACCGTTAGCTAGCTCCTCGCATATTTCTATGGCCAGTTTCTGGCTATACGGAATGACTGGCTTGCGCCCTATGATGGCTTTCGATTCTTTTGCCTTATCCTCTATGGATTCCCATATGATTTGCTCTTCTATGGCTTGGGCCTTGTTTCGTTCGTCCCTTGCCTTAGTCTTTTCCTTGTTATCGCGCGCCATGGTTTGCCCCTTTGATCCAAGCCAGAAGAATGCCTGACCCGATCAACACATACCATATATGCGCGCCTTGATGAATATGCCTACCATATCATGTTAAGCCGTTGAAAACAAACACAAATAAGCCAGCGCTCGAAAGCGCCAGCCTGTTATGGGTCCTGATTGAATGTTTAGCTTGAGTCAGAATACGCCAAGCGGCTTATTGGTCCATGCGGACGATGCAGCCTTTCTAATCGGGCGGAATAGTAAATCACCTAGCATCTCATGTGCATCCTTTTGAACCGCCAAGGCCGCTTCTTCAATAGATGAATAGCCAGCGTCTTTTACCATTTGCAAAGCCGCCTCTCTTGCATCGCACCCGTCATAAGCGCCCAAAACAAGGCCGCTAGATTTAACCGAGATTTCGTACGCCATTTGCTTGCCCCTCATTTCAATTCCCTATGCGTCTTTTATATGCCCATCAGGCATACAAGTCAACCCCCCCCTAATCCAGCCGACTATCTGCGAAACAATCAATCCCTGCAGCCCGAATCGCTTGCGCCATTGCGATGGCATGGGCTGTTTTGCGTTCATACGATTGACCGTGCGCGCTAATCCATATTTCAGCCCCGCCATTGTAAGCCTTGCGGGCATGGCCAGACTTGATAAGCCAGTGTCCGAAACCCTGATTTGCTTTGCGCACCTTAACACTAGCGAAACCGCAAGCGCCTGCCCATACGGTCTGCGGGGCTGCAATGGGCTTGCCAAAAGCGTCGCATTCTACGATGCACATAGGTGTTACTGTCATTTGATCACCTGCAGCAAAGCCCGCCGCGTTAGCGCGATCAAATAATTGCTGGAAACCAGCGTCACGCGCGGCCCGAGCAAGCTTGTCGGCGGCAATCTTTTCGCGAAGACTGTTATATTGCTTTTCCATGTGTGCACCCTGTTTTCGTGTTGACCCACTCTGTATATGCCTAGCAGGCATATAGGTCAACCCCTAAAAACAGCATCAGCGCAAAATAATTTGGCTGCTTGGACAACGCCTGGTTCGTGTAACATTTTTGCTAACATCAACCTGGTGCACATATTTTTAAAAATTATGCGCCTGCCCTATTGCGTATTATGCCCCGCAGGCATATAACCAATCCATGCCCACAACGGCACAAGGAAACCACGCCATGCCATTTGATACAATGCAAACCGCCCGCAAGCCAAAGGCGCAATCCAGCATCATCTATATGGGGCCGAGCCTCATTGACGGGTCGCCGATTATGGCGGTAGCAGTCATTAGCAATCGCAACAAAAAAACTGGCGCAATGCTGCAGACCTACATCATGCGGTCAGATATGGCGCCCGGCCTTGCTAGCGCTAGCGGCGCTGATTATGCAATCTGCGGCAATTGCCCCATGCGAGGCGTTCCTAATCCGGGGGGAAAGCAAGCTGCAAAGCGGCCCTGCTATGTGTTGCTTGGCCAAGGCCCTACGGGCGTCTGGAAAGGTTTTCAGCGTGACCTGTATCCCGTAGCCGTTGGTTTTGATGCCATCGCATCCGTTGGCGCGGGTCGCATGGTTCGCATTGGAACCTACGGCGACGGTGCGGCTGTTCCTGCCCACATTTGGCAAGCGCTACTCTCGCAAGCGGTAGGCCATACAGCATATTCGCACCAATCTGGAATGGACCGTTCGGCCTTTGACGCCTCAATCTACATGGTTTCCGCCGATAGCGAAGCGCAAGCTCGGGCCGCATGGGGCACGGGTCGCCGAACATTTCGCGTCATTAACACGGTCGCCGATATTGTGAAGGGGCAAGAGATTCTTTGCCCCGCGTCGAAAGAGGCCGGCTACAAGACAACGTGTTTTTCTTGCGGGCTGTGCGCGGGTGCTAGCGTCAAAGCCAAGTCCATCGCCATTCCAGCCCATGGCGCTGGAAAGAACCACGCGCGCGCCATTGCGTGACATTTACCGGGGGCGAGTAGCGTCGCCCCTATGTAAGCGCCAACGGGGCAAGCTTAACCTAGATAGGTGAAACCATGGGTTACAGTATTGTGGTTTGGCACAAAGATGACTGCAATGGCCTACATAACAGGGTCTTGTTGAACGCGAAAACACGGCAAAAGGCATTGCGTGACTTTACGCGATACATGGAAAGGCCGGAATCAATGCGGTCGTTCAATCACCTTAACCGAATATCAATATATTCGGACAAGAATGGTAAACATACGGAAATATCATAAGCTTAACCCAGAAAGGTGAAACTATGGAAACGGAAACAATCATCGAATTGACTCTCGCGCTTGGCGCTTGGCTATTCATTGGCGGCCTTGCCATCTTGCTATTTGTCTAGGGGGAAACGCTATGAAGATTGCCGCGCCATATTCTCTGGCTCATTATGAAGCCACTGCAAAGCTTAAGCCAATGAATGAGCTTACCTATGCGGCGAAAGATATCGCCGAAACGTTAGCCATATATCGCGAAAGCGACCAACGTGACCCATATACTGCTAAGCTCTGGGCCGAGTTCGACGCATACACGGTCGAAATGCAACGCCGTCGTCGCCTTGCTATCGCCCCGAAGCGCGAAAGCGCCAGTCTGCAAGCAAAGCCGTTATAATGATTGCAACAGGGCAAACAAAAAATAGCCCGACGGCAATTAGAAAAATGACGGTTTCTTGGTTCATTGGCTTGGATTCCTGTTTAGTTTCGTCAAGTAGCGTGCTATGGTAAGCAATCCTCACAACAGGACGTAATCACATGATACAGCAAAACACTAGCCCCATTCAACTCACAAGAGCGCCTGATGGAATATGGCAATTGACATATTTTGGCAAGCCGACTGGCTTTATCGGTCGCATAAAAGTCAAGAACCGCGACCGTCATACATGGCGCGCCGTTTCAGTTCATGGTCAAGTTCATCATGCATACAGTCTGGAAAGCGCTAGGCAATGGCTGCTTTCGGCTTATCATTAAGGAGTACACAATGAGCGCGCAAGATATCGTTCAAAAATGGCTGGCCATACTTGGTTATGGCTTTCACCCTGATAACAATGGCGGCGACTATTCTCCACCGTTGCCAAAGGCAATGCAGGCCGCTTATGACGCAGATATGGCCAATCTGTTTAAGGTAGCGAAAGATCCTTATCTGGCGGTTCTAAATGAAATGGAAATAGCGGGAATGGTTCCATGATGAAAATATTGATAGCTTGCGAGACTAGCGCAACGGTTCGCGATGCCTTTCGAAAGCTTGGCCATGATGCATGGTCTTGCGATATTCTTCCGTGCGATATCGGGCCGGAATATCATATTCAGGGCGATGCAATCGAGGCGGCTTATGGCCACGAATGGGATATGATGATTGCGCACCCGCCTTGCACCTATCTTTCAAGCTCTGGGCTGCATTGGAACCGGAAAAGACCAGAGCGCGCAGCTTTAACTGAACAAGCCGCTTCCTTTGCGCTAAAGCTTGCCAATGCCCCTATTCGCAGAAAAGCGATAGAGAACCCGATAGGCCGACTTAGCACGGCATGGCGCAAGCCTAATCAGATCATCCAGCCCCATCAGTTCGGCCACGATGCAAGCAAGGCTACATGCCTCTGGCTCGAGAACCTAGAACCATTGGTTCCAACTAAACACGTGGAACCGCGCATGGTTAGCGGGAAACCGCGCTGGGCGAATCAGACAGATAGCGGACAAAACAGGCTTGCACCCAGCCCAGACCGCTGGAAAGAGCGCAGCAAGACATATCAAGGCATTGCCGATGCGATGGCGAACCAATGGGGAAACAATGGTTAAACATACTAACGCGCCGGGGCCATGGCGAACCGAACTAATCAGAAACTCGATTTACATAAAGAGCGAACACAAAACAGATAGAAACCTGTCTATCTGTAGAGTTTCGCGACATCGCTACGCAAACAATATTCCGTTGTTAGTAAGCGCGCCCGAACTTTTAGATGTATGCGAAGAACTATTAGGTTTTGCAATAATATTTGCTGACATAAAAGGATCTTTAGTTGAGCGGGATATGATAGAAAAGGCTGTTTATGTTATAAGCAAAGCAAAAGGGGCATAGGCCCCTTTTTTATTGTTTGTTTAACAAGCAATCATTCCAGTCTTCTCCAGCATTAGTTGGGATCATTACTTTAGTTTTAATTTTATACTGAACCTCTAACTTGTTTGCTAAGTGATAAGCTTTAGATTGTCCTGTATAGTTCTTATCGTTATCTCCAAAAATAGTTATCTGTTCTGCTCCGACAGGTGGGATCCACTTAGAAAGCAGCATTCCATTAACACATGCCCAAACTGGCATATCGTACAGGATCGCAGCGCTTATCGCTGTTTCAATCCCTTCCGCCACGCCCATAACAGGCTTGACTGGGCCCAACCGGATCGCGCACCCGTCTGGCAAGGTTCCGGGGAACACCATTTTGGAATGTGGCGAATCCACCTTGTCGCCCGTTTTGGTCAATATGGTAGCGTGGAGATTGACTGCCCGAACGCCCACATGATCGACAATCTTGCACAACATTGCAGGCTTGCCAAAGACATATCCCTCGCGGATCGCTTTAGAAGGCCACAGACAGCCCACCCTGTTCTTCAGGTAGGTGGACACCGGCCCACCCTCTGAAGGCCGTCTAGCATGGCTCCAGGCCCATTCTTGAGCGTGTTTATTCCTGATGGCCTCCAAGTCTATCGCAAACGAGCCTCCGTTATTGCTATGCCCTAGCAAATTGCGAACTTTGTCCGCCAGATGCGCGAACGGCAGGCCGGTGACCTTTGCAGTTAAAGAGAAACCATCCCCTGCGCCGCATTGGTTGCAGATCCACCCGCCGTTGCCGGTGTCGTCAAAACGAAACCGGTCGTCCCCGCCGCAGATCGGGCAAGGTCCGTGTCGGTTAACTAAAAATTTTGCATCGACGCCCAGGGCTGGGAGCAGATTGCGCCAGTGGCCATGTGCTATAGCTTTAACCTCGCTCATGACTTTGGTGGCTCCAACAGTGGCATCCAGTAAGTTGGTTTACGTTTTTCGTAATATGTTTGTTCGATCCACCACATCCCGCCCGCAAAGGAACCGATAACAATGTCCCCGTCACCACACAGAATCAAAACGTCAGTGTCATCTTTTGGCGCGGTCTCAATTGGCCTCCACAGTGGACGGTGGCAACTGGCGCATACGAACCTGTCACCATCGACAATGTGACGGCTCCAGCTTACCGAGCCACAGATGCAAGGGGCGGGCTTTTCCATATTTCCGTTCATTTGAACTGCACCTTCTGTTTAGATTTAGCTTTACGAATGTTGCGGGCGGTTATCCAGTTCTGAACCTCCCAGTCTATCGTGCTCGCGCCCTTTTGCTGGAACATGGACGCAGGCGCAACGCCAAACTTGTCCTTGTAGGCCCAGTAAGCCCATCCAGCTTTGTATCCCCGCAGTTCAGCATGCAAGACGAACTGCTGATACCAGCGCTGCTTGTCCTCGATGGAGTGCTGTTCCTTCTTCGCAGCCCCCTTGCGTTGCAGTTCGTAAAGTTCGCCCTCTTGAACCTCTTCAGCCACCTTAGAGACCGGCTCGAACCCGCAGGATGGGCATTTCCGCATCTTGGCAGGCTTCAGGAACGTGCATTGCGGGCAGGCCTTCGGGAGCGGGGCAGTTCTTTCTGCTGCTTGCTGGTTTTTGGTTCCGTCATGCAGTTCTGTTTTTTGGATGTCAGTCACGAAGCCCAAACGCAGGGTTGTGTCGCTATGGTCCAGAATCAGGCAGTCAAGCTTTCCCTTTGCAGTCCTTAACCCGCGACCGATCATTTGCACGTAGAGGATCTCTGACTTCGTGGGCCTGGCCAGAATGATGCATCGCACATCTGCGTCGAATCCCGTCGTCAGAACGCCCACGTTGCAGATCACCTTAACGTCGCCATTCTCGAAGCGCTTGATGATATCGGCCCGCTCCTCGAGGTCCGTGTAGGCATCCATGTACTCAGCGGCGACGCCTGCGCTCACGAACTGGGTCTGGATGTGTTTGGCATGCACCCGGTTAACCGCGAAGCAGATGGTCGAACGGTTCTGGGCCTGCTCGAGCCATGTGGTGACGATATCGGCGACCAACGGGCTCTTGTCCATCGCATGGCCGAGCCCCTTTAGGTCGTAATCACCCGCGACCGTTTTGATCCCGTCCAGATCGGGATGGGCAGGAGCGAACACCCGGAAGTCGGAAAGGTGACCAAGGTCGATCAGTTCCTGCAAGGTGGAACCGATGATCAGATCATCCCATCGGCCCTTAGCACCCATGCCCTTAGCCCATGGCGTGGCTGTCAATCCAACGAATGGAACCTTAGCCCATTCTGGCCGGTTCATCCAATCATCGTAAAGCTTGAACTGAGCATGGCATTCGTCGATGATCACGAGATCCGAGCCAGGGATTGTGCGCCTGGCCAGTGTTTGGACCGAGCAAACCTGAACTGGCTGGTCATAGTCGGTCATTTCGTGCTGACCCTGAACCACGCCAATCTCGAAGATTCCGTTTTGGCGGAACCGATCCACCGTCTGGTCAATCAGACTGATGGCCGGGACGCAGAACAGCACCCGCTTGCCCTTCGCACGGGCCATGTTGACGATTGCAGCGGCTATGACGGTCTTCCCCGAGCCTGTGGGCGACTGGACTACCGGGCGACGGTTACCGGCTGCCAGTGAGGCTCGTAGCTGGTCTATGGCGCGATTTTGATATTCCCTGAGTTCCATTGTCATGCTCACGTTTCGCGTGGTTTACTACTAGCCTAGTAAGGTTCTTCCTCTGGCTAGGAATGCAAGAATTTCCTTATTTAGTATATATCAGATTCTATGTTGCAATCTGATACATCCAGATGTTGCAATTTGCTACATGCTGTTTTCTGCTTTTTCATTGTCATGTTTAAGGTGTATACGTGGCTGCTTTTGCCATGAGATGAAGTTCGCCTTTCAAGCGAAACAAGGCCCTGATCCTCAAGCTTCGTGACAACTCTCATGACTGTGGCGCGAGAAACCCCAGCGTCTTTCGCTATGGTTGACATGCTTGGCCAGCAGTCTCCATCCCCATCGACGCGATTGGCTAGAGCTAACAGAATTAGCTTTTCAGAACCCGGTATATCTTGAGCGAATGCCCATTTAATTGCCTGAAAAGACATCGCTCATATTCCAGTTCAATTGATATTTAAAAGTTTGCCCATCCAATGAGCATCCTAACAAAGAAGGTTTCTTTTCCAATTGAACGATAGCTTTTCGAAACCGATATTCAGACATCCCACAAAGGTCACAGATGTTGTCAACTGAAATAGACCCAAATCCATCTTGATCTGAGCAATTAGCTAGCATGATAAGGATTAACTTTTCGATGGATTTAGCCTTTTGCTTAAAGGCCCACCCCATAGCGCAAGCTGGCATTTTGCATACTCCTGTTGTCGCGGAGCATTGCAAAATGAGCCAAAAGCGGATAAAACCGGATCAAGCCCAACGTGCGTTGCGACCGCGTGTTGGTTCGAGGCTCGCCGGTTTGCCGCTGGCGGGCCTCAATCTTTTCACACTACATCACATCTCAGGGCTTCGCAAACCCTCTGGAATGGGTTCCTTCACAAGCAGATACATCGCAATCATTCCTGTCTTGGGAATGACGCTTTCGCCGTTCTGCCACTTGTAGAACGTGCGCTCCCCGATCCCGAGATAGCGGACGATGTCGATCCGACGCATTTTTGACTTTTCCACCATTCGCAGAAATTCGATTGATTCGGGGGTTCGCATTTTTGTCTCCATTTATGTCTGTCGGACATATTTAAATGCATGCGGGGCATAAATCAAGCCTTTATTTCTGCCATTTTGTGAGCCTTGACGATTGTTTCTCGATTTTTCTGCACCCATTTCAGGGTGTCTAGCGCGGCCTCCATAAGCGGCAACCTGGCCTCAGTGTCGTCCAGGATCTCCTTCGGGCGGTCGCCAGCCTTCACCAGCCGCTTGACCGTGTTCACATAGCTGCGATGGTTCTGGACAACGTCCTGAACGGCGGCAACCTGTTCCTCGATGGTCGGCCTCATTTGCTACCTGTCCCATTCTTCTTCCTGGCGTCCACCACGCAGGAGATGTGGGCGTAATGGATGCCGGGATATCCCAGATCCTTAAGCGGACCTTCCTGCGGGTGCATTGGGCCTGTGGTAAGGGTGCAAAGCGGGCAGCGCTTGAACTTGTGACGGTTGTTGAAGCGCCTATTCAGCATTCTTTTCCCTCCAGTGCTTTACGGGCAATGTTTATGCGTTCAGACAGGATTGCTCCAACGGCAAACAAATTGCTCATTGTGTCTGTTGACCAAGGCGTTTCATATCCTTCTGCTATCTGGTGCAGCACCGCCTCCAACTGCTCGATGCGGTCGGCGGCTTCGTCAACTATAGGATCGTCGCCGCACATAACTCCTTTTCGGAGCCGCGTCACGAGATCATCGCTCATGTTAACCTTCTCCCGTTTCTTTAACACGTTCTGCGGATGTGTTAAGTTTCTATAAACACCGACTTCCATTGGCCGGGGTTTGCTTCGTA